ATTGTAAGTAGAACCGTCAGCGCCAACAGGTACAATTCTGCTGTTATCAAAATCAAACTGTAGTCCAAGACCGTCCGCAGTAGCAATAAACAACCTGTCTGTAGCTACGCTACCCAACGTGCCTAAACTACCAATGTCGTAACTATCAGCCGTCACAGCACCCGTAACGTCAATGCCTGTAGAGGTGGTGGCTAGTTTTTGTGAGCCGTTATGAAATAACTCTACAGCACCATCTGTTCTTACATTAAGCATTGCGGTGTTGTCGCTGTACTTTTGCACAAACAACCCGTAGTCTGCTCTCAGAATTAAAGCGCCTGTTCCTGCATCATCTATACGGCTGTGACTACCGTCGTGGTAGAGCTGGAGATCGCTGCCCGCCCCAAAGATAGCCTTGTCGTTGTCGCCAAAGGATACATCAGCGGTTGTGGTTAACCCAGCAAACGTAGGACTATCAGTAGTAGCTACACCTTGGTCAAGAGCTTTAACAGCAGCAATGTCGGTTAACTCACTGTCCATCAAAGCACCAGCAGCAGTAACATTAGTTGTATCAGTTACATCAGCCAGTGCTTCAATACCGTCCAGCTTAGTGCCGTCTGTGGCTACGTCACGTCCATCTATAAGGCCATCAGTAGTAAGATTACCAGATACAGTTGGAGCAGATAAAGTCTTATTAGTTAACGTCTGCGTACCAGTAAGCGTAGCTACAGTGCTATCAATGGCAAAGGTTACAGCATTACCTGAGCCACTAGTGTCTACACCAGTACCACCAGTAAACGTAAGAGTCTCTGAGTCTAGGTCAATGCTTAGGGCACCACCAGAGTCTGCTTGGAAGTCTAAGTCCTGTGCAGTAACTTGAGAGTCTACATATGCTTTGACTGACTGTTGCGTAGGTACAAGCGTAGCACTGTCGGATGCCATGTTATCTTCATCAACAAATGCAGTGATAGCAATAGTGCCATCAGAGATAGTTTCAAAAGTAGTGGTGCCAGTAAGTGCAGCGTCATTAGCGTTTGCTTTAGTTGCTGATGCAGTTGCAATGTTATTAAACTCTGTATCAATCTCAGAGCCTTTTACAATCTTTGCAGAGTTACCTGAAGGTAGAGCATCCTTTGCTGCAAAGTCAGTAGTTTTCGTATAGTTCGTCATTAGATTAATCTACCTATAAGTGCTTCAATATTTACTTCTTGGATGGACAATGATCTTTCATTGATTGTACAATCCAAGCCAATAGTGGCTACTCTGCCAGACCCCGTTGCTTTAGCTTTAGCTGTGTCAATAATAATTGTAGCACTGTATTCTGATGTGCTTACGTTGTATTCAGATATACCGTACTCAGCGATACTAGCGTTAGCTACAGTTACAGCTTGCTTTGTGTACCCTTCAGTGTAGTCATATCCCCAGTTAACTGTTACTGGTGCGCCTTGACCACCAATAACTGTAAAGTTAATTTCTTTTAGAATCTTCAGTCTACTAGCGTCACCAAAGGACAATGGGTTAGTGTAGTAACGCATTGTGTAGGTATCAGTGTCATCTAAATATCCGTTGTACTTATTGATACCTTTGATAGTCCCTAAGTACAGAGTACCATCCGCTGCCCTGTTACCACATAGTATCTTAGTGCTAGGCCAAGTAGTAACACGATTGCTACCGTCCTCAAGTTTACCTCTGACATCAAAACAATAAACAATAGAGCTTGTAGGTAAGAACAGCAGATAAAAAGAATGCTCTGGGCTATAAACAGACTTAATGTTGTTAGTCTGTGTATTAACCGTGAACATCATCTCATCACGTACATTCTTAGATACGTCACCAATAGGGTTAGACTTCTCTTGAATAACTCTGCCTAAGCTACGTACACCAGTGTCAGAGAGGAAGATTAAGTCTGTACCTGTAGACTGCACACTGTCTCGTGCAATACAGCCAATGTTTGTAATTACGTCCGACAACACCATACTAGACGGTGAGCTTGCACCAGAGTACAATAGAATGCTACGCTTACCAAAGATAACTAAGAAGTCGTTAAACTCCGCTAAAGCTACAATCTCATCGTGTCCTGTAGGCCACACTGTAGTTAAGTCTAGTGAGCCTGAAGTACCACCTGTCCAATGATGACCGTTTAACAAGTCAGACCAGTACAGCGTGTATTTGTTACCTGTAACGTCCCCTGCCCATAAACGACCAAAAGCTGCTAAAACTTCATTAGCATAAGGTGGTGTACCTGTAGCATGACTATGGTTGCTATGAGATTCAATAACACCTGTACCTGATTCATCAGTGTACACAAGATACTCATGGTCTCTTTGGAAGAAGAAACAGTGATTGTTAAAGTTTACAATCTTCCAGTTGTTTGCACTAACAGTATAAGCAGCAGGAGTAATGTCCGTTAGCGTAGTTGTGCCGCTAAAGATTTTATTATTGCCAGTAGAGAATACTGTAATGTCACCACTCTGGTCTACAAACTCAAAGATAGTCTCAATGCCAAGGCTAGACCCCAATGGCGTAGCACTGCTTGTGAGCTTGTTTAAGCCCTGCCTAGCGCCAATACGTCCATACTTGTCTACTACCATGTTTTCAGCAATAGACGCAAAGGACGCATCCTGAGCAACAGGAGCGTCTTGTGTATTAAGACCCTTGAAGCCCGGAGCAGCAATGTAAATGTTTTGTCTTTCCTGAGCCATTATGGAACCGTGTAAATAAATTCTTCAGGGTTCTTGTAAGCATCCAATGCAATGGCATCAGACAAGTGCTTGTCAGCAATCAAGAAGTAATCCTGTGCAGTAGTGCCACCAGTTTCACCACGCTCTCTAGCCAACAAAGCTACAGCGTTATGGACAATAGCATTCTTAGGTAATACTGTAGTATCTGCATCACCAGACAGTTCAGCTTCCCTAGAGATTAAATCAAAACGTAAACTAAACACACCTGATGGTTTAGGATAGACTCTTACTTTAGTATCATTGTTACTGTCTACTCCACTAAACGTATAGGAGTCAGGAGTACCTGTGACTTCACCAGAGATGTAATAAGCATTATTGAACCAGTTAGGTGACTCATAGTGCATAAAGAAATTAGATGTGTCGTTAATGACACTATATATTTTAACACGTTCTCCAGCGTTTGTCAAGCTATATTCTGTAGTGTCTGCTACTGTTGGTACTACAATAGTTGTGCGTAGTGTAGACCAATCATGTGAGTCTTCTACTATTTGCTTTGCATCGTTAACAAAGTCACCTACCATCTTACTGTAAGTGGTTTGTGTTACACTTGCCACTTCGTCTTCTCGTAGCCTACGTAGTACCTCGTTGACTATGTTCAAATATGTGGTACTCATACAAATCCTCTAAATAAATTTAAGGAGACAGGAGCTTGATAACCTTGTAAAGGCAGTGTTCTTTCCAATAGCTCAGGTGCTTCATATGTTTTTCTAAACTCATAGTCTTCAAAGTCTTTAGGTGTAAAGCCTGTCCCTACGCCTCCACCAGCACCACCTCCCATACCGGCTAGTAAACCTAGTCCTAGTCCTGCACCTAAGCCAGCTCCTGCACCTTGGCCTCTACCTGTGCCTAAGCCTTCTCCGTATCTGGCTTCACCAGCAGCTTCACCCGCTGCTACAGCTTCTGCTAAAGCATCTGCTTGAGCTTGTGCGTCTGCTGCTCTAGCTGCGTCAGCGGCTGCTGCATTAGCTTCAGCCTGTGCTTGTTGCTCCGCTAAACGTGCTTCAGCCGCTTCTGCTCTAGCTTCTGCTTGTGCAATAGCATCTTTCTCTGCTGCGGCTTTAGCTTCAGCGGCTGCTCTAGCTTCCGCTGCTTTTCTAGCTTCTTCAGCTAAACGTGCTGCTTCAGCTTCTCTAGCAGCCTGTGCTTCCGCTGCTTGCCTTTGAGCTTCTGCTTCTGCTTCTGCCTCTAGTTGTGCAGTAGTGTCATCAACAACAGTGTCTTCTAAGATGTCTGTAGGCTCTGTAGTTGTTACAGGTGTAGGCTCTGGTGTAGGTGCTGTAGTAGCTACAGGTGTAACTGGGGGAGCTACTGTAGGCTGTGGTTCTGTAGTAGGAGCAGTTGTAGACGCTAGTGTAGCTAGTGTGTTAGTTAATAAAGCATTAGTAACAGACCCCGGTGACGTTAGTGTTGGGGGCTGCACTACAGGAGTTATAGTTGCGCTAGGCGGAGTTGGTGCAGTTACTGTTGGAGTTGGTACTGTTGGTGTTGCTGCACTTGAGGCTCCACCTCCACCTCCAGGTGGTGTAGGTACTACAGGACGCTCTGGCTCAAAACGCTCTTCAAAAAACTCAATTTCTTGGGGGTCTACAGTTATGGTTGTTTCTGTCCCCGGAAACTCTTGAGTAACTAACTCCATATCAATGGTAGGCTGCGTTCCTCCAACATCTAGTCTTCCTCCTTCCTCAAGAACTACTCTATCTGCTGTAGAAGGAGGAGAATCTACTATTAAATTTCCTTGTGCGTCATATCTTTCTATATCAGTAACAGTACGTATTGCTTCAGGAGTAGTAGTTAAAGGAGCAACAGCATCAGTTGACAATACTTCAGACCCTGCTGTCCACCCTAAGTTCTCTAAAAAATTTGTTTCGGTGGCACTTGCTAATCCTAAGTTAGCTAATCCCGGGTTTCCTCTGGCTGCTAAATAAGCGCCCATGTCAAAATCAGCGGAATTAAAAGTATCTATGCCTACTTCATCAATCACAGTGTCAAGAAGGTTTTCAAACTCTAGTGTTTGGGCTGTTGTTAATTCTTCTCCAGCATTGTTTATAATAGTGCCGTCGTTTGAAATATCAAACTTATCTGATACTTTATCTACTATATCTTCTTTAATTTTATTTACAGTATCTTCAACTTCCTCTACAGCTTCTTTAGCCTTGTCTACTACAGAAGATTCTTCAGTAGTTTCTCCAGTAGGAGTAATTATTTCATCGTCAGCTTTTAGTGCCTCTAAAGCATCTTTGCCAAGAGACATACCAGCAGCAAGTAACCCTGCTTGTAAGGGGTCGCCACCAGTTAGTTCTGCAATAGCAGCAGAGCTAAGTCCTCTAGCGCCAGCAGTGCCAAAAGTACCTAAGTCTGCTCCAGTAATAACAGGCTCTGCAAAGCCTCCTAAACCCCCGGAGATAGCTGCTGTTAACGGGTCGCCGCCTGTAACTC